CGTCAGCACGGTTTCGCCGGCGCGTCTGGGATCGCGGCCGAGCACGAGGATGTTGCCGTCGGCATCGTAGCCGCGGAAGATGCCGATCTGGCCCTTCTCGCGATCGTCCGGGGCGTTGCCGCCGTTGTTCCCGGTACCTTTGCTTTGAGGCAGGCCGAGCACGACGATGTCGCCGGGGCGGGGTGTCTGCGTCGGCAGGCCGAAATGGCGGAAGCTTGTGGCATCGGCCGCAGTGCTTCCGGCGGGGGCTGCGGCCGTGCCGAGGAGGGCTCCCGTGACGTCGGTCAACCAGGGCTGGAGCGACGGGGCGACTGTGGTGCCGGCGGCATTTCTCACGAAGCTGGCCAGCGCCAGATCGTCCTTCGCCTTGCCGGGGAAGGTAAGCGTGGCGGCAACGGTGCGGAAATCCTCCGGGCCGCTCGGCTGGCGCGGCGGGGTCTGAGTGGTCGATACCTGCGGGCCGGCGGGTTGCTGGCCAGTTGTTTGAGAGCGGACGATTTGCGGGGCTGCGGTCTTGCCCGTCGAAGGCGGCGCGCCAAGTGTGCGGCTTCCGGTTCTGCTGCCGGCGTCATCCGTTTCGAGGCCGGTGGTTCTTGCGCCTGCTGTGGAGGGCTGAACCGGGCTGCCGGTCTGCGGCTGGCCGCCTGTACCGCTATCGGCGTTTGCGGTGGCCGCTGTGGGGGAGGCACTGGCGTCAGGCGTACCGGTATAGGTCGGCGGCCGGCCGGCGATGATGTCGGTGGTGTTCTGCCGGGCCTTTTCCTCGGTGACGGCGGGCTGCAGCGATTTCAGCAGGGCGGTGCTGTCGGCCGGCAGCATCCGGTCGCCGGCGTCTTTCACATATTGCTCGGCCTTGATGGCGCTGTCATTGGCGATGCGCAGCGCGACATTCTTCGTCGTGTCGGAGACGAATCGGGCGCGTTCCTGGTCGAGCCTTTCCTGGCTCCAGCCCTGCATATGGCCCTGATGCTCGATCTCAGCCACACCCTTGCCGATCTCGGCATCCACCTTGGCCGGATCGCTGTAGACGGCGACGGCGCCGGCGCTGGCGGATTTGATGCTCTTGCTGGAGGTCTCGGCAAACCACGCCTTGCGCTGGTCGAATGTGTGGCGGATCGTGCTGTCCAGCAGCGTGTTCATGCTGGCGCGGCTGGTTTCCTCATAGGTGCGGGCGGCACCCGGCGTCAGGCCCTTGCCGAATTCGGCGCGCTTCTGCTCGGCCAGCTTTTCGAAGGCGGCGCGGCCTTCCACGGCGGCGCGGCCGGTCAGCGTCAGGAAGCCGCTCTTGCCGTAAAGCCCGTCGCGCTGCCAGTCGTCGAGCTTCGTCTGCGCATCCTTGGCAGCATTGGCATTATCAAGCTTCTCCACCTCTACTACGGCCTCGCCGAGCGTGCCCATGCCGGTCGCAAGGCCCTGCATGCCCTTGCCGATCGCCGAGCCGAAGGCCTCGGCATCGGCCTTCACCGTAAAGCCCTCGGTATATTCGGGGCGCAGTGCTACGTGCTGCTGCGTATCCTGATAGGTCGGAACAGTCGGCATTCTTCACCTCACTTGATATATCCAAGCGATTTCGCCTGGCTGTAGACCTTGCCAGTGCCGCCGAGCACGGTGCCGATGGCATCGAGATAGCCGCCCTTGACGGCGGCGTCGGCGCGCATGCGGTCGAGCTTGGCGCTAGCCAGCTGGTTGGTGCCCTGCACCCTGTAGCCATAGGCCTCGCGATAGGCGTTGGTGCGCACGTTCAGCGCATCGATCTCGCCCATCCTGGCGGTATCGACGATGGTGTCGAGCGGCGAGCCGAAGGAGAGGTCGACGCCGTTTGCGGCCATCGCCGTGCGCTGGCGGCCTTCGAGCTGCGAGGTCTGCAGGCGCTTCTGCTGTTCTTCCTGCTTGCCGCGCTCGATCGCGTCCTTCGCCTGTTTATCGGCGATCTGCGCATTCATTTCGGCGACCTGGGCGTTGTATTTGTTGGCTTCCGCCGTCGCCTTCGCCTGCTGCACCTGGCCGGCGGCACCCAGAAGCGTCGAGCCCAATGTCAGCGCCAGACCAAGATCACACATCCGCGTCTCCCATTTCGAACAGGTGGAATGGATGGCCGTTGATCTCGACCGGTTCGAACAGCCGGAAGCCCAGCCATTCGAGCCAGCGGATGGAGATCGTGTTGCGCGCATCCACGAGGTTTCTGAGCAAGCGATAACGGCCCAACAGTTGAGCCGGCCAATCGCGAGAAATCCGCAGGAACCCCCGGAAATTCCTCTCCACCGCATCGGTGCCGAGCAGCCAGGGTGCGCCGATGCCGGTGAGGATGCTGATATCGCCGACACCCCACATCACCTCCGGCCGACCGTCGAAGAGCGCGGTCCACACTTCAGAGGAGTGGCGGTAGGAGAAGGAGAGCGCCGAGATCGGCGAGCGTCCGGAGGCGGCGAAGACCTCCTCGCGATCGGCGCGGCGCATGCGCCCGGCAATCTCTCTGATATGGCCGGGCCGGGCGGGCACGATGGCAATCTCAGCGGCCAAGGGTGACGTCCGGCATGATGGACAGGATCGTCATCGGCAGCGGGTCGAACTGTTTCACCCACATGGCGCCGCTGGTATTCCAGTCCCAATAGGGGGTGATGGTCAGATCGCCGGTATAGAGGCTGATCGCTTCGTTCCAGTTTTCATTGCGGCGCTGCTTGTATTCCATCAGCGTGCCGCCATCGCGCTCGCCATCGGCAGGGCCGGTGAAGATGCCGCGGGTGTTTTCTACGCGGAATGTCACTTCAGAGACGGATTTCGAGCGGCCCTGCACGGTGCCGAGGCCCTGCACCTGGCCGACATCGAGATCGAGCGTCTGGATCGCCGCCGTCATCGGCAAGCCGATATGGATTTTCGCCGCCGCGTTCTGCAGCCGCACGCTGCCGCCTGTGACGGTGAGATTGCGCACGACATTGCCATCGGCAAGCGCCACGACGGACTGGCCTTCGAGATGGCCAAGCCCATTCAGCGTGGTGGCCGGCGGCCCGGAATAGGTCAGCCCGCAATCGACGAAAAAGGCATCCTGCACATCCTCGAAAGCGCGGCTGTGCAGCCGCTCGATATAGCGCTTCTGTGCGCCATTGATCGTGCGGCGGACGATGAAATAGGGCACGTCTTCGCCGTTTTCCTCGATCACGGTCACATCCTCGAAGAAGGCATCGTTGCCGCGGCCGCTTTCATGGCGGGTCCAGGCCCAGACATCCTGCTCCTTCATATAGGTCAGCGAGACCAGCGCCCCGTCATCCAGCACCACCCAGACGACGGAATCAGGCGCCTGGGCATAGTCCCAGGCTGATATCTCGCGGCCTTTGAAGAGGTGGCGGGCAAGGATGGTCAGATCCTTCCCGACATAGCTGTCCTGCGTATAGTCATAGGAGAAATCGCGCACCACGCCGCCAAGCCGCTGCGCAAACAGCACGGTATTGCCGACGACGATCGGCTGCACCTTGGCGGCCCCGCGATAGCCCTGGTTGTCGAGCTTGATGGCGGAGGGCGAAATCGCATCCGCCGCCGAGCCGCCGGTGACGATCCATTCGGAACCGGATGTCAGGAGCAGCAGGCCGCGCACCGAGATCATCGAGCGGATCTCGTTCACCTGCCTTGCGCGGATGCGGAAGGTCACGGCGTCACTTGCCTTGGCGGGCGAGGAGACACCGAAATTCTCGTAATTGGCGGATTGGCTGAGCCAGACGGCCTGCGGATCGTTCAGCGTCGAGGCAAAGGCGAGGCGCTGTTCGATGAAGGTGACGCAGCGCGGATAGTTGCCTGCCGCATTGAAGGGGTTGCGGCCCGTCTGCGGCGTGTCGGAGAGATCGGGCGTGATGTTCTCGTCGTCGAAGGTCAGGCCCGTCGTGCCGCCGACATAGCCGAAAATGCCGTTGTCGTCGCGATAGACGATGTAGCGTGCCGCGCCTGACACCGCCGCCCAGGTGACACGGTTGATGCCGCCCTGGATGGCAAGATCGTTGACGACGGCGCCGGCGTTCGACGGCAGGCTTTCCTCGCCGCTGTCGGCGACGGCGGAGACCCGATAGCGGTATGTGGTTGCCACATAGCCGGGCTTGCCTGATGTATCGCCGGGCTTGGTGACTGACGGCGTGCCCGCGGGCGGATTGATCAGCGGTTTGAACTGAACCGTCGTCAGCGTCCAGTTATTGTCGGCGAGGCGCCCGAGTTTGCGCACGGGATGATTGACGTGGCAGAGATAGAGCACGTCGGCTTCCTGCACGAAGACCAGGTCCTGCACATCATCAGCCGTATAGGCGGTCGCGACCTCGTAGGGGGCCGCACCCGACAGCACCAGCCCGCCATCACGGAAGATGCGGATATATTGGTGGCCGAATTCGAGAATATAGGTCTGCTCGGTATTGAACTGGAAGCGGATCAGCCGGGCCTGTTTCGAACTGTCCTTGATCTCGTGGATGAATTGCAGCCCGGCCCGGTTCGACACGCCGCCATGGGGATGGACGAAGACGTTCAGCGCCGTGCGCAGGCCGCTCTGGTATTTGGTGAGATCGACGCGGGCGCCGAGTGCGGGCGAAAGTTCGCCTGCGGTGAAGGAGGGCTGGTAGGCGCGGAAATCAGCCATGCGCGCGCACCGCAATCAGTTCGCTGACGAAATTCTCGCTCGTATGCCTGACCTGATTGGCCTCGGCCTGTTCGGCCGCCCGCTGGCTGTTTTGGGCGAGTGCCATCGCATCGGTGCGGATTTTCGGGTCGCGGGTCAGCGGCATGGCGAGACGGACGGCCAGATGCCAGGAGAGCGCCTCGATGAAGAGCGGCGCATATTTTGTCGGGTCGGTCAGGCGGCAGGTATAGCGCAGGAGTGCGGGCGATAGATCGCAATAGAGCCGGTCGCCCTCGAGCGCGTAAGCATATTGCATCTCGCGCCCGGCCTCGTCGAGATCAGGGTTGAGCGTTTCCGGCAGCGCTGCGGCATCAGCGGAATATCGCGGCCTGATCCAGCGGACCTGCAGGCAATCGGCCGGCCGCGCATAGGAATGACGCCAGACACCGGGCTTGTCATTGTCCAGCGCGCCCAGCGCCAGCGTCTTGCCGGCAGCGGCCCAAGGAAAGGACTGCAGCAGCACATCGCGCGTCTGCGCATAGAACTGATTGCAGGCGCGCGCCTCGGCGCTCTTTTCGGTGAGATCGTTGATATTGTCCTTGCCGATATTGGAAAGGGCGAGATTGCAGATAGAGACGACGGTAGCCATGAACCAACCTCTTGAGTTGGGGTAGGGCTAGCGTGGAGATGGTTGTGGGGGTGAAGTGGGGTGGTGCAAGACCTTCACCCGTTCGGTCTTGACGATGTAAAAAAGACCCCGCCCCAAACCCCTCCCCACAAGGGGGAGGGGCTTAACCTGCCGCACCCGATTTGTAGATCTTCGACGTTCCAGGAGGAGCGAGGCGGTGCTCCGGATTAGTCCCTCCCCCTTGTGGGGAGGGGTTGGGGAGGGGTTTTCCTTCCGACCGGAGCGCTCTCACCCCGACTTCCGGCTGATGAACAACCCCGTCTCCTTACCCACCTCAAGTACACCGCCGCCCGCCCGGAACGCCTCATCGATCGCCGCGCGAAACGCGGCAAGCTCCGTCTCACCAGCCCGATCCCCCGGCGGGTAGGAGGTCAGCGCCAGAAACACGTCTTCCGGCTCCGTTATCCGCATATGGGCCGGGTGTTCCGTCATCGATTGGCCCCGGCTTCCCTCAATGTCAGATGGAATGAATGCGGCGGGTCGATCCCGCATCTTTATAGTGTAGTGGGCAATGATGAGATCGGTTATTGAGGTGGTGAATTGGCTGGTGTCGATGATGCGCCTTGCCCGCCGCAGCCCCAAGGAGACATTGTGAAGAACCGGATCTTTTTCATTTTCATGTGTGCCTTTGTGCTGGTGGCGATTGCCGGCCTGATGATCAGTTCGGCCCGGCTGATCGGGCTCTTCGGCTAGGCGCAAGCAGTCTTCCCACATCGCGGTCAGCGCCCCGAAAGCGCCAGATAGGCCGAGATCGTCAGCACCGAAAGCACGGT